GGATAGACGGCGGCGTGGCCGAGGGTGATGGACTGGGGGAATGTGGTCATAGTGTGGTTACGGGTTTAAGTAAGGTTAAGCACTTCCTGCCCCATGCGGCGGGCGGCGATCTCGCAATACTTCTCCTCGCGCTCGATCATGGTGCATTTGCGGCCAAGGTCTTTGCAGGCGCGGCCCGTGGTGCCGCTGCCGGCGAAGGGGTCGAGGACGGTGGCGGCATCGGGTGCGAATGAAAGGCACCATGTAATCAACTCAATAGGCTTTTGCGTGGGGTGCTCCTTGTCCATCCTGCCGTGCGCTTGGGCCCGACACATGCGAAAGACCTTCGCCGGGGTGTCTATATTCGACCAAGCAAACTCGGCTTCGCTTCCTGAGTGTTTCTGCATTTTATCCCATACAAGCCAGCCGCGCATCGGGGGAAGTGGAAAATAATTGCCGCCCCAAATAATCGAGTTTGTGGCGTGATACAAAAGCCGCATTACTGCATCGCTGTCCCTCACGTCCCATTCAGAAGCTCCAAATGCTTTTGACGAATACTCCCCAGCCCATCCGTAGTTCAAATCAATCCCATACGGCGGATCCGTCAGCAGCAAATCAAACCGCCCCAGCAGCGGCACAATCTCCCTGCAATCCCCGTGGTAGAGCGTCACGGCTGAGTCCTGATAATATGGCTTAGGTAGGGTTGTCATATTGTTACGGGTTTACCTGTTCCAGAAACTTGGTTGTTGGCCCATGGAACGAGCAGTCCACCTTGGCCAGCCCGCCGTCACGGCACTTCAGCTGGAGCAGGGCGCTGTCATAGTAGTCCCGGTCCAGCGGCTGGTTGGGCTTGCGCCACAGGGCGATGATCCGGTGTGAATCCTCCTCGATACCGCCGGCATCCCGGAAGTCCGACCGGCCCGGCTCCCGCTCCTCCTTCTCCGGTCCACGGTTCAGCTGGGCACCCACCATCAGGGCGCAACCCAGTGCCTTCCGCAGCGGGATCATGGCCTTGCTGACCTTGCTCATGCGCTCATAGCTGCTGGTGCCGTCAATGCCGATCAGGCCCAGGTAGTCGATGATGACCAGATCCGGCTTGAAGCTGGTGGCCAGCAGGCGACACCGGGCCTCAATGGCGGTCAGGGTCAGGTCACGGTCAAAGATGATGAGGTTCTTGGTGGTCTTGGCGAACCGCAGCTTGTCCATGTATTCCTGCTGCTTGTCCCGGGTTTCCTGGTGGAACTGGCGGATGTTCACCCCGGCCCGCTGACCAACGATCTGCTTGAGCACGGCCTTGTCGGATGTTTCCAGGCTGAAGATGGCCACCTTCCTGCCGGCCGCCAGATTATGCCCGGCCACCTGCAGCAGGAAACTGCTCTTGCCGTGGCTGGTCCTGGCACCCACGACGACATATTCGTGGGACTCAATGGGGGTGGCGTAGCGGTCAAACATGGACAGGCCGGTGGTGATTAGCGTCCGCGTGGCTTGCTTGCCGTCGATCTGCTCTTGCGCGTCCTTGATGGCATCATCCCCGATGTCACTGAGGGACCGCTGTAGAGACTGCTGACAGGTGCTGACCTCTTTAAGCTCGTCAGCAAGTGCTGCCAGGCCTGCCAGATCACCGGCACCGGATTTAAGAGATTCAAGCCCCTTAGAAAGTATTCGCCAGCCCTCGCGCTTTCCGTGGATCTCGATGAGGCTTGATATGAGGCTTGGCGCATGGAGTGTGGTAGCCGTTTGGTGGGCAACGATAGCACCCATGCCACCCATCGCTGAGAGCCTTCCCGCATCCCTTGAGGCGGCTGCAAAAACGCCCTCGGGGGTAGTGTCTTTACCAGCAAGCCTGAGATCGCAGAGGAACGAAAACTGTGCTTTGTGGTGAAGGTGGGAAAAATGGCCGGGGGTGATTCCCTGCTGGAGTCCCCTGTCGATGACGGAGCCATCGAGGAGGCAGCAGCCAAGGTAGTCACTTTCCGTCCGTTGCGTGGCTTCGATTGACATGGCTTATTCATACTTTTTGCTGAATTGACTCGGCGCGGCAGCGGTGCCCCGGACCCATTCTTTCGGATCGTCGTCATAGCTGCCACGATTGAACCAGGTGGCGGGGTGCGGGATGAATTGCTTGTCGGCGGCGGGCCAGGTAGCCACGGCGGCGGCGTATTGCTTTGTCAAAATCAACAGCTCAACCTCTGGCTTGCCGAAAGCGCCACCCAGGGCCTTTATCGCCTTCTTGATGGCCTTAATCGCCGCCTGCTTGCCCACCTTGCGGGGATAGGCGGCGTAGATGTCCTCAGCGGTTACAGATGGCGCGAAGCCCAACGAGCCGCTGCCTTTGCCTTGCGGCGAGTTGGAGCCAACGGACGGGATCGAACCGACGACCGGCTGTTTACAAAACAGCTGCTCTGCCGACTGAGCTACGTTGGCGGTAAGTGTCCCGGGGAACATATCCGTCTGCCGGCTCGCCTCGTAATGCGCGTGCCAGCCAGCCGTGAATATGGCCCGCAGGTCATCGGCCCCGATCTCCCAGGGCAAACCATGGGAACGGGTGGCGGCGAACTTGGTGAAGGCTTCTTCGAGTGTCATTATGAACTCCTCCCGTCCCGGTCATTGCCGATGGCTACGAAGATGGCCATGAACAGGACAATGATGGCCAGGCCCCATTCGATGATGGTGATGGGGTCATTCATCGTTAGTGATCTCCGTGACCGGCTCGGCCGGCACCAGCAGGTTGACCACCGGGGGCTTGTCCTTCGGCACAGCCTCCCCATGCCGCACAAAGGCCAGTGCCCCGCGCAGGTTGGCGATCACATCCGGCGGGGCGCCGTGCATGATGGCTTGGTTGATCCCGGTGGTCAGGATGTCGGTGGTAGTGTGGGATTGGATCATTGGGATTGTTTGTAGCGGTCATCAATGGCCGTGCCGTCAGCCAGGTTCTCCAGCATGAAAAGCAACCGGCAGGCGGCATGGGCAAGGTGGCTGCGCTTTGACTCTGTATCCAAGTCCTGCCCGTCCATGTAGTCGGCAATGTGGCGCATCGCACAACTGGCATTGCGGGACAGCTCCATGCCCTTCTTGTAGTTGTAGAAATCGCCATATTTCTGCTGGCCGTAGAGCTGCACCATAGCCACTTCCCGCAGTCCCTTCAGGGGCAGGCAGGCGAGCGGAGGCTTGCCATCGTCGTAGGTGGCCGCCTTGGGCTGATCCGGGGTTGATTCAACCCGTTCACCGCCTTGTTTCGGGCAGGGCATTTTGCGGTAAACACGCTGACGCATGGACTCCTCCACCTCGCCTACAGGTACGCCCAAGTTCTCGACGACGAAACCAACAGGCTTGCCGTCCTCTACATAGATGTCCCCGGAACGGGTGATAACATCCGGCTCCAAATGCTGGTAGCCGCCGATGTGGGTGGGGAGTGGGGATTGAGTGGTCATAGGGTTGGGTTACGGGTTTAATCTTTTGTGAAGCTCCATCCATGCGAGCTGGGCAACGCGGGGATCGACGCCGTTCCCGATGAGGCGCATCCGGTCCACCCAGGAGGCAGGCCCATCAAAATCTCCAGAAACACCGGGTTTGGTGTGAGCCGTAAGTTGCCCCGAAGAATCCTCTTGATAATCAAAATCCTCATCCATGGAAGGTCCGACGCATACACAGTCCGCATAATCCGTGCGGCACTCGGGGCAGTAAAGTTCTTCGCCGTCCGCATCCATGACACGACATTCGTGGGCGCAACGGACCTTGTGTTGCTCCAGACAAGGTGGAGGCAGTGAAGATAGGGCGTCAGGTAACGCTTGGAAATCCAGTGGCACCACGCCTTGTTGCCCATCTGGCCCACACCCTTGTATTCGTCGGCCCTTGGGGTGGGCAGCGAGAATGTAGATGCGCTGCCGCTCATGCCAGCCGCCAACTTCTGCCGACGAGAATAGTCCTGGCGCAACTCGGTAACCCATTGCTTCCAGATCGCTGATGACTGTGGAGAGTCCCAGCGTGACGTGGCCCCCAACATTTTCAAAGAAGCAGTATCCGGGTCGCATAGCGTCAATTCCGGCTGCGATCCATGGCCAGAGGTGCCGGTGGTCGGCTGTCCCGGCGCGCTCGCCATTGAGGCTAAACGGCTGGCACGGATACCCGCCAGAGAGGACATCAACGCATTGTGAAAACTGTGCGTAAGGGAAGGTTTTAAGATCCGTCCAGATAGGTGCCGGGTCCAGCTGTCCCGCTTCCATTTTCGCAACCAGGTTCGCGCAGGCGTAGGCTTCGATCTCACTAAAAGCGATTGTGCGCAGGCTTGGGATTGCTCGTTTAAGTCCGAGATCAATGCCGCCGTATCCGGCGCATAGACTGACATGGGTAAATTCTTGGGGAGTATCCACATTATTGGCCCTCCTCACTGTCCACCGGCCGCTGATACTCCGCCCAGCTAAACAGCGCCACCATCCCCTCCTTGTCCTGCTGGACCCAGGCCTCCCGGGCGTTCATGTTATTCGCCCACCGATCAATCTCTATCTCCAGCCATTTGATGTATGGCACCTTCATCACTGTGGCGTCGATCATCGTGGTGATGGTTTCGTTGGGCGGCGTCCATTCGGTCGCCTGAAAAATGGGTCGTTTTGTGGTCATGTGAAATTAGGCGACGTGGCGCCATGCGGTGCGCGTGACGATCATGGATATGTTGGTCTGATATGTTTTGTATTTCCTGGACAGATTGACCTGGGTTTCGCCGGATTCATATTCCCTGCGAATTGCGACAACATCAGCCTCGGTCAGCTTTGCGTTACCGTGCCGCTCGCCACGCGGTGTCTTTTCCGGCTTAGTATGTTTTCCGTTCCGCAAACCTCTGGCCATCCGTTCTGGATGCATGGCAGGCCATGAATCGGATCCCTTGGGGTATCCGCCGCTGGCCTTTCTGTCGGCCATATTGTCGGCGGGTGTGCCGGCGTATAAATGGGCCGGGTTTACGCAAATCCGATTGTTGCACTTGTGGCAGATGTGCGGCTTGTCTGCTGGGATAGGGCCGTGGTTTATCTCGTAAGAAACCCTGTGGGCGGCAGGATGCCTTCCGTCCATCTTGAAACTACCGTATCCCGTCTTGTGCTTGGTAGTTCCAGTCCATGTCCAACAGGACTGCCCGAACTGCACCTTGCCCCAGAAACGGTCTTTGTCCTTCTGTTTCATGCGGCGATGGTTTGCGTCAGTCCCAGCCGGTTGATGACCTGGCTGACCATGGCGCTGTATTTCTTGTCGGTGTCGATCAGGTGCTGGGCGGTGTTGGCCGAGTAGATGCAGCTGGGGTGGCCGTGCTTGCCCATGGCCTGGGCGATCTGCCCGTTGCTCCAGCGGGTGTAGGACCGCATGATCCAGTTGCAGCAATGCCGGGCATCCGTGATGTGGCGGGGCTTCGTGTTCCCCTTGATTTGATCCGGCGTCACCCCGAACACATCGGCGGCGGCTTGGATTACTTGTTCGGGTGTCATTGTGTAGAGAGAGTGCTAATACCTGTTTACTCAACATCAAGCCCATAATTGGTGCTGCGGTAAGTTTTCTTCCGCTTCTTCGCCGGCTGATTTACGCTGCACGCCATCAGGACGAACCAGAAGCTGATCCAGATGACCGCAATGGTGCTGGCCGGATCATGGCTCACGGCGCAGAATGAGAGGATGGCCAGATAGCCAAGTAGCAGGAGGAGGTTGGTGATGGGTTTCATTTTTGGTTGTGGTAGTAGTGCGCCATCAGCAGGGAATCCGCATCCCCGTGATCCTTGATGGCCTCGGCATAAGCCGGGAACATTTGCATGCCGCGCAGCTTGGATGCCTTCTTGAGATTATCGCTGCCATTGATTACACCCAGCATCGCCAGCTGCCAACCCTTGCTATCCACTGTCTCGTAGCCAATCTGGAGGGATTCAAGGACGATAGACACCGCCTCATGGGCACGGGCCGACAGGCTGGCCACATTGACCATCATGGGGCCGCCAGTGAACGGGCGCTCAACATAGGCCCGGCACGACAAGGGGGTGAACTCGGGGCTGCAGCGATCACCCATCCGGCCACAGATCATGGCGTATAGCTCCTGGTGGTCGATCCGCTTGACCACCTTCCCCGCCTTGCCCATCAGCTGCTCCTTCGTCGGGATGGACTCAAAGAACACCCCGTCCGGCCCGATGATGGCGATGGACCCCGTGGTGCCGTTGTCGATGGCGATGGTGGTTTTCAAACAACGCCCTCCTCAAACAGCGGTCTGCGGGGATCGCAGTTGTGCGTATAGCGCCACACGGCGGTCAGGGCCAGGAACGCCTCAAAGGCCGGCACCAACTCCTTGCCCGTGAAAACATGGGGAGTTACCAGTCCGGGGATGAGCGTGCTGGCCCCGAAAATGACCGCCCGGCCACTGGTGAAGAAAGCATTGCCGTATCGGCAGTAGCCGTAACACGCGGTCTGCATCAGGTCAGATTCGTAGTATGGCACCTTGCTCGGCTTGACCTTGTTGACGCGGTGGCTGCCTCTCGTTTTCAGGTCGCCAATGGTCCGGCTGGCGTCGTGGCTCATGTCGATCTTACCCCCGATGCCGTATTTGAGGCTGCCGGTGCAGAGTTCCGCCTGACAACCGGACATGCCGGCAGCTTCCAGTTCCTTCATCACGGAATCTACATAAACCTGATACTGGGCGTCGTAGTCCTCGCCCTTAATAGCCCGCTCGACCTGTGCGTGAACCGCCGTGCCCAGCTCCATCGAGGGCTTGCTGACGTTGCGGGCAACCTCCAGTGCAGCCGTGACGAACTCATTTTCATCGTCGCCCATTGCCTTTCGGCCAATACGCCAGCACGCCTTCGCCACCTCCTCCATCATCCAGTCTGTGAGGTGCGGCTTGTTCAGGCACTTGATGTAGCCGGTAGCTGACGGCATGGCAATCTGGCCGGCTTCGTGGAGCTTCCTTGCCTCACGCATACCGAACGTGCCGCCCTCGTTGTAGAGCGGGAACCAGCCACGGTCCTTGGTGTAGCCGTAAAAATGGCCGTCGCCATGGTCGGGCTTGCTCGCCTGTATCGGCGCATCCGTCTGGTTCAGCGTGCTCATTCCATGTCCTCCGAATCGACGCCAGCCGCATAGGCTTCACTGGCCTCAATGAACACGGCGCACACGGCAATGATGCCGGAACCGATGAGCATGACCGGCATCCACACGCCCTGGGCATAGGCCCCGGCACAGTAGGATAGCGTCATGGACAGCAGGATGAGAACGAGTACGGGGAGGCTGATGGGGGATGTGGTCATTGAAAGTGTCCCCCGGTGTGACCCGGGGGTGTTGTGTGGTTACGGGTTTACTCAGAACGGCGCATTGCCGGTATCGTCCTTGTCCGCCTTCTCGCTGCTCTTCGCCAGGGCGGCCTCGAAAGCAGCCTTCAGCGCGGAGAGCGGCGTGATCGAGCCTTCCAGCATTGACGGCACCGGGCTGGGCGAGCCGGTCTTGGCTGCGGTGTATGTCGTGCCCTTTGCCGATGTCTTTTGCACCAGCTCCACCGGCACCATGACCGCCTTCCCAAGACACTCGCTAGGGCGCTGCTTGGCGGTGGGGGCGGCACCCGTGAACGCCTTATACCACTTGGTATAGTTGGCGCGGTCACTGATGCTATAGTAGATCGGCCATGTCTTGATGAAATACGGCTTGTCCTTCACCATGGTCCCAAGGAACCACTCGATGCCGGGGCCGTGCTCCACCGTCTTCTGCTTCGTCTTTTCGTCCGTGCGATTGAACGGGGTGGACTCAAGGTAATTGAATCCGACCAGGGTGAAAAGGTAGGTATCGCTCTTGGGGAGAGGATCAAACCGGAAGTAGTTCGTCTGGGCTTTGACCTCCACGGGAGGTGCTTCTTGGTTTAATGCTGTCATGTCTGTATGTTGGTTGTGGTTGCCCGGCCAGTGGTAGGCCGGAAGGGTTAGGCGGCTACCTTGCACCGCTCCTTAAATCGCTCTAGATCCGCCAGCGGGATCATGGCCTTCTTGGCTGACACATAGTAGAGCCCGGGGAGGTCGCCGCGCTTGTGGTAGTTCCAGATGGTGTTGGTGTGGCAACCCAGGTACCGGGCGGCTGCAGCCACTGACAGGTCGGCCTTCATGCCGAGGGCCAGCCGGGTGCCCTGCCGGGCCTGCTCACGGAGCCAGGCGGTCCAGTCGGCGTGGCCGGCTTGCCGGGCGGCGGTCTGCGCGTAGGCCAGGGTGGCCTGATCGCTGATGGTGATGGTAACGGGCGGGAGGGTCACGGCTTGCCCTCCCGTGCGGCGAGCATGGCGTCGGCGTATGCGTATGAGGCTGCGGCGGCGTCAGTGATTACACTGCCCGTTCCCTCGTCCCTGAAAACCGTCAGGGTCTTATTGTCGGATGTCAACCCCGCCAACGCCTGCCCCGCGAAGTAATCCCGCAGGGTCATGCCCTCTGTATCAATGGCGTCAAATCCGCCAAAGCAGTTTGGCGTCTTGCCAATACCGGGAAACGCTGGCCCGCCGTCTTTGATCTTTTCCATGGGGTGATACGTGTAGGCACTCTCCCTATACAATCAACAACAAAATAGCACTTGTGTTACTTTAGATACAGATTACCTATAGTACATTATGCCAACCAACAGAAAAGACTACCGCCGGGAACGTGCCCGGCACCTGCTTACCTTCGAGGCCAATGACATGGCCTTCAAGGGCAGGCTATACCTCGCTGCCGAGCTCCGCCGGATTAGCTTCAATGCCTGGTTCAACGAGTACATCGTGCCCCTGCTCAACAATGTCATGGACGGCCAGGGCGTGCCCAAGGATGCCAAGGCGATCTTCAAGGGCCTGGCCCCCTACCGGCCGGATGACCCCGTATGGCAGGAACTGATCGACGGGGATACCCCCATTGCCCCGGCCATCCCACGGCGGCGCAATGCCCGGCGGGTCAAGCGTGGCTGACCGTGGTTCATGGTCGGCCTGCATCACCACCCTGCTCATAGCTTGAACCGCCGCCTCCCTATACTTCTGTAAGTATGGCTGCCCGACATGGATTCGAACCATGACTAGGTGAGTCAAAGTCACCGGAACCACCACTGTATAGCGAGGCTGCAGAAAGGAATCTAGAGGAGAACCCCGCAATCAAACCACAAAGTAAACTACAACCGCCCTGCTCATAGCTTGCATCACGGAGTCACCTAGGAATTGTCTGGACACCATGCAGGCACAGTGTAGGCACTATCGACATGAAACTTTTTAAAAGGAACAAGGACAACCCCAACTGTGCTTGGAGCGTCAGATTCAGTGTTAGAAATAAGATATATCCGTTCTCGACCCAGACGACGGACAAAGCCCTTGCTTTGATTAGAGCCAAGGACTACCGCAATAAAATTGTCGGACAGCAATTCGGCATGGCGGATCAAATGAAAACCCGTGGGGGTGCGCCGACGTTTGCCGAACTCTACAAGGCATACGATGCACTGCCGGCCCCCAAGCCACTTACGCGCAAGCGCAACATTTCGTCTTTGAAGTCAGTGCTGGCCGTCAGCGGCATAAAGGACAGTGACCGCATGGACCGCCTGGCCGCCGGGGTGGTCCTCAAGTATCAGCAGCATTGCGTCAAACTGAGGCCCGACAGCAACTCTGCCGTGGTGAGCTGTAACAGCAAAATCAGGCAGGCCAGAAGCATTGTCAGCCGGGACAGCGTTTCTGCCTACGTTGACTCCGGCATGAACATCCCCAAGGAGGCCGTCGCGTCGTTCATGGAGCGCACCCTGCTTGATGAGGCCCATGGGCGGCCGGTGCTGCCCAGTGCTGACGCAATGGCCAAGGTCAACGATCTGCTGAAGGACCATCCCGAGCACCACCGTGCTTTTCTCTTAGCGTTTTACGGCGGCCTGAGGGCTGGAGAGATCCGCGAAGCCAGGAGGGACTGGCTGGACGGCTCGATCCTTCACATTGGCGGCGACCCCAACCAGAGCACCACCAAGGGGCGGAAGTGGCGCCCGGTGGCTTTGCCGGACCCAGTGCCGCAACTCCTCTTGGCATCCAATGACCCCGTGTATCTCGTGGGGCCGAGAAGGCACCAGATCGTCAGCGTTGAGTTAAACCAAATGCTGAAGACCATTGGCTTCCCAATGAAGCCCCTCCAGTCGTGCCGCCGGCTGGCCGGCAGCCTGGTTTACACGGCGCAGGGACCGCGACAGGCCCGCGATATGCTCGGACATGGCCAACAGGCCACGACCGACCGTTTTTACGCACGCAGCCTAGACCTGCCCAAGCCGATCCAGTTTGTGGGCTAGACCTTGCTGCTAAAATGAGAGCGCGGTGTAGAAGCCGTCTATCATGGTGCATCAAAATCTTTCCCTCCCGCTGACGAGAACGGCCACGCACTTGGCCCCTTCTACCTCGTCAGCGGAGAGGGGTTTTTTTATGAGGAAATACGCACCCCGGCGCGGAACCACGGTTCACCCGGATTTCATAGGACCAAGGATACCCAACGGTTTGAGGGATAGCTTTCGCCCCAAGAGAAGGGTAGAGGCTACGATCTGGCCCGGGCACCATCTTTTCATAGGTCCAAGATGCCCGGCCAAGACTCAAGCCAGGCTGAAGTCCGTAAACCAAAGGGATCGGAAGCGGGGAGGGCCTTCAATCAGAACGACCAGTGCGCATTTCATTGGACCAAAGATGCCTCACCTAGAAAAGAAGAGGCTACAAGGGAGGATGAGTCGGGAAAAAAATCATGCCGATCACCTGAAAAAGCAGAGGGCATACAGAGCCAAAAACGCGGATTCGGTTGCGCGGTATCAGGCGGACTATCGAGCCGCCAATAAGGACAAGCTACAGGCGCGTGCCACCGAAAGGAATAATGTCCGCAGGAAGGTCGATCCATCATTTGCGCTTCGCGGGATACTGACAAGTCGAGTGAAAATGGCCCTAGCCAAGCAATACTCGGGAAAGTCCAAGAAAACGATGGACCTTATCGGCTGCTCAATCGCGGAGTTGATGGCGCACCTGGAGGCGCAGTTCCAACCCGGCATGACATGGGAAAACCGGGGTATTCATGGCTGGCATGTGGATCACATCATCCCATGCGCAGCCTTTGATTTGACAGACCCGGACCAGCAGAGGATGTGCTTCCACTATTCAAATCAGCGGCCCATGTGGGCCAGGGACAATCTCTCAAAAGGCGACCGCCTCACCCCCGAAGCCCTGGCCCTGATCGTCACCCGCCCGGAGTCCGCTGAAAACGACTGGCAGGATATACCCGTGCAGGCAGGGTCTTGACACACTGTGTATGCTGTGGGCGTCGAGGATGGCCTTGGCCCGCTAGCAGCGGTGATATGGTCTAGGTGTAGAAATCAATTTCAGTTAGTCGCTACACCTAATCCCCCGCGCCGCTGCTACGGCCGGGGGTTTTCTTTTACCGTCTTCCAGGTTCACCGAATAGAAGAACCTGGCGTGTAAGTGGCGGCATCCGCAATAGGCGGCCCGATATACCACTGAAGGAGCGGTAGCCGAGGGTGACCTCAAGACATGCAGGGAACGTAGGCTTAACCATTCGATAGCAGCGCAGACCGGGCGGGCATCACTCCACCATAGGCTACGAGAAACAGCCAAGCCTCGGAGGGATCACCGCTGGGCGAGTATGGTGCAAAAGGTATACCACGGCTCCAATTTTTCAGCCATGCAACCTGAGTCCTAAATAGCTAGGACTCATTGTGCCCACTCACCAATTTTTCACTCAGCCTTGCAACTGTTAACCCGGGTCACCCGGTTGAGGTCCGGCAAATCCTTAAAAAAGGTCATCCCCACCCTTTCCAGCAGTAGGTAATCATGCATTTTACCGCCCATGCACTACCCCTGGCTGGTCCCCTTCCACGAAGCTGCTGCCCTCGGCTACCGGGTGGCCGTCTGTGACACTACTGGCCGGATGCTGGCCTGTGCCAACCTGGAGGGCCATGTGATCGAGGTGATCCCGCGCATCCATGGGTCCGGCTGGTGGGAGTTCCTGGACCCGGCGGAACTGCCCGGGGTCCTGGCCTGGTTCGCTGACATGGACAACCGGGAGCCGATCACCTACCAGCAGCTATGCCGGATTGATGGGGTGCCCCGGATGGCTGACATTACCCTAGTCAAGGCGTGGGCCGGGACGGCTTGGCTATGCTATGGCGCCGTGCGGCCTCATCCGCTGCCCGTTCCACAGCGGCGTGGTGTTCGGCGTGAGTAGGGGCACTGGCCAGATCCCGCTCGAGCAGGTAGGCGACATGGCCGGAAAAGTCCCGGTGTTCAGCGGCAGCCCGGGCTACGCCGGCCCGGTGCAGCTTGGCGGGGATGCGGATAGAGGTGCGGGTGTATTCAGCCATCAGCCGGCAGTGACGCACAAATTGTCACAATTCTCAACGGAATACGCTTGCACACGGCGTAACACGGTGTAGGTATTTTTGTATGGGGCCAATGCCCCCTCGTATTAACCAATAAAACCACCATACAAATGCCCAAGACAGCCGCCCCCACCAAGAAATCTGACCGTAAGAATCAACTGACCCAGGATGACGCCAAGTTCATCCATGATCTGCTCGCCAGCATTGCCGGGAGCTATGCCCAGGCGGTGAACGGCGAGGACCGGCGTTACCACGGCAAGCTGACCACCCTGGCGGCGAAGGTCCGGCGGCTGTACTGACATGAAACTCACCGACCCAACCGAGGACCAGATCAACGCTGCCGTGGCGGAACATGTCGCGGGGTGGCGGCATGACCCCGATGAAGGTTGGCGTGACCAGAACGGCATCCCAAACACGGGGGTCGATTACATGGATTTCACCCGCTCCGCTGACGCCGTGCTGCCGCTGCTGGAGAAGAATTTTGCGGTTTGGTCGTATCACAATGACCGTCCGCCCGGGCATTTTTGTGCCGACATTGACAGGGAGAACACCCGATTGATTGAGGCATATGGTGCCTTCCCCCTCGCCGCCTGCATCGCCCTCCTCCGCGCCAAGGGCATCGAGGTGGTGTTTACGAAGTAGATCCACTCACCATCCTGAGTAAACTGTCAGCCCCGGCAGCCATTACGGCCCCGGGGCTGTTTTGTGTAGCCTTACAGCGTAAGGGATCAGCCAGGCTGCTCGGTGATGGCGCGGCGGTTCATACGAAAAGCCATTGCCAGCGTTTACGGGTTTCTGGGCCGATACCGGCACAGTCAGCCGTGTATTTGGTGACGGGCTCATTGAGCCACTTGAAGAATCGCTTTAGGGCCTTCACTTGTTCTCCCCCTCCCCGGTGATGGCGCGGAGCTTCTGGATGGCGACATCAATTGCCCGCAAATGTCTGTATGGAAGGTCGTTTTCCCGAGCGGTTTCAAGCGCAAGCTCCGCCCCGCTGTCCCGCACCAACTGGGCGGCCTTCCGTTCGGCTGATTCAACACGGGCCAAGGCGTGCGTCAGTTGGGATGTGCCAAACGCTTCCTGCCATGCACGGAGGTCAATGCTGTCGGGGTGTTCCATCTGTGCGATCTGTGCAGCGTGGTGGCGGAGGAAAACTTTGAAAGCACACTCGGCGCGTCGCCGCTCATTGGCTTTCCAGAAACCGATTGTAGTTTGGCAATCGTCCTTGGCGGGCAAGGAAAGATTGAACAGACTTTCGGAGGCTTCGGCAATGGCCTGTTCCGCCCAGTCCGTCGCGGTGGCTTCCGGCTTGGGTGGGGTGGGGTGCCAAATGGTCGGGCAAGTTCCGCTGCCGTGGTTGCCCCACCTTCCGCAGGCCGCGCACCAAATCGGCTCATTCACCGGCTCGGGGGCGGTGGCCTGGTCGGGGTGCCAGTGGGTCGCATAGCGCACATAATCAGGAGCGACCTCACAACGCTCCCAAGCGTCATCTGCGATAGACGATTCAATCCACAACCAGCACGGAAACACCGGCTGGCACTCGGGCGTGATCTTGCGGGCGGTGCTCATGGCTTCGCCTCCCCGTAGAGCAGGGCGAGCACGGCGCGGGCGTCGGCATCATACGAGCCTGAAGCCCACACATCATTGAAGGCTTTCTTAATCGCCTCCGCCTGCTCCTCCCTCGTCATCGCCAGAAACTTGTGGGCCTTCACCATCTGGCGGGCTTGGGCCTTGGTGGCGGCTGGGAGGACGGCATCAAAATACTCGTGCAGAATGTTGGTGCGGAGGTCGCTCCTCGCCACAAGGTAATAGTTTTTCTCGACGCGGGCCTTCGGCAGCTTGGCGGTGGGTTGCTTGGTTTTCATGGGGTGGGCTTGGTGGAGTTGATGGCGGCGTCGATGGCGGCGCGGAGGGTTGGCTGGCGGTCAAGTGCGCGGTCTTGGTTGAACAGTGGCATAAAGAAAAACCCGCTTTCACGCTGCCCAAGCTCGGTGTCGTTCTCGTTTGCCAAAGATGCCTCCAACCAATCCATCCTCGCCTTGTCCTGCTCCAGCGCGGCGAGTTGGGCGCGGAGGGCGTGAACTTCGTCGAGGCGTTCCCCGTAAGACTTGCGCCATGAGTCGGACATTTCGCCCCGGTACTTTGACTCGGCCTTATGTTCCTCCACCTCGGCGCGGGCCTCGGTGAGTTCCCTTTCGAGCTGGCGGGCGAAGTCATAGCCCCCGCCCTCGTAGTAATCGCGGTCGTCCCATTGGGCCTTGTCTGTCCTCGGCGTGGGGCTGTCCGCCCCGGTGGTGGGTGTGTTCATGGTTTCAGCGGGTAGGCAGCATTAGCGCGAGCGCGATCAATCCGACAATGGACAGGACCACGGCCAGGGCAAGCAGCCATAGGTTGCGGGTGGAAACACGTGGCCCGGCATTGGCCAGGATGCGGTTACTGTAGGGGGTGTAATCAGCCGGCCGGGGTAGGCGGGGGCTGGTTGAACGGGTGATTTCGGTGGTCATGGGGGTTCGCAGTATTGTGCGCGGAGTGTGTAGTGACGGGTTTACATGGCAAGACCAAACATGCAGCCAAAGACCAGGCCCAGGCTGGCGGCGATCCCGGTCTGGGCTATGGTGGCCGGGATATTGCCGTTGGCCCATTGCTGGGCAACGTAGCCGGGCGTGTCGCGCAGTATGGCGAGCGCGTAGCAGGCTTTGCGCGGGCGGTGGGCCATGATCCAGGCTAGTGCCTTGCGGCGGCGGGCGATCATGGATGGGCGGAGAAATGGGGGCGTTTTCATGCTGCGCCCTCCCCCTGCCCCGTAGCGCGGGCGATGGCGGCGCGGCAAACCCTAAGCGTCACGGCGGAAAGGTCTGCTTTGCGCGGTCCCGATTTACTCCAGCCATTGTCGGTGTGGAGGCTTTCAATTTGATTCACGGCTGCCTCCAGCGCGGCCAGCAGGTCCGGCGCGGCGGCGATTAGGCGGGCGTTGGCCGGGTCGTTGGCCTGATAGCTGGGGATTTGGGCAATCGCCCAGGCCGGGAAAACCCGGTCCTCGTTGATCTGCTTTTGAATGTAAATCGTGCCCTTGTCTTGCTTGCTTTCAAAGGCGATCCACGGCCCCGGCGTGTGCCCAGTATTGGGCGCGGATGGGATGGGATGGGATTGGGTTTTCATGGGATTAGTTTGAGTGAGTCGAGTTGCGGGCGTGTTCGCCTACAATCTGGCAAGCGTTTGGCGCGGGGTCTGAAATAACCTCTTGCGGGTATTTATCGCGCATCCTGATCAGGTGATTTGATTCGGCAACGGCGTCCTCCATTGTGCCGAAACGCTGGCTAAAAAGCTGCCTGCCGCCGTTGCTATATTCTAAAACCGCTCCCCAGCCGTTGGCGTAGCGGTTGCAAGATGCCTTAACGTCATTTGTTTTCATGGGATTGTATTGTTACGTGTTTAATTGCTCAAGCATTGGCCAGCTTCCAGGCGATCACGGCGCTGAAGCCGTTGCGGCGGTAATAACGGAAGCGGACGCGGTGGAGGTAGTAGCTGTAGGGGGTGGAGGCGTGCACGGGATGGAGGGGTTGAAGGTTAGGCGCAAACGGCAATGCCGCGATTGTAGTACTGATCTATGGGAAGGATTTGCCCGGCCCTGTCGCCGTATTTCTCCGTCAGCTGTTCGCGGGTGCAAATGTAGAGCATGCAGCCCCGGCAATCGCCCTGATGATAATAATAAGCGCGGTTGTAGTCGTTCCCGCAAAGCGAGCCAGTTGCATCTGATTCACGTTGATTGCGCCGGGCCAGGATCACCGCAAGCCGGCGGAGTGCCCCGGCCTCCCGATCCGCAATGGAATAGCGCCAAGGCTTTCCCTCGCCGTGATAGACGTTGAAGGGCTCGCCCGTCACTTCGTCGCGTTCAATGGTCCAATTTGAGCCGTCGCCACACTCGCGCTCCGCCCAGCGTTGCAGCGTCATTTCAATCCGGCGAAGGCTGGCCGCTTCGTCATAGGTAAAGCCCAGCTCTTGAAGGCGGGCGAATAGTTCAAACTTACGTTTTTGGGTGCTCATGTCTTGTTATCGTTTTGAGTCTGATCCGACTGCCCATTATGGGCGGGTTTGGTTGCTGTACGGGTACGGGTTGAAATATTGGTTTGGTTGTCCGCTGTGGCGGGAAGGGGTTAGAGGGCGGTGAAGCCAAGCTGTTGCGCTTCGGAAGGGCCGGCGTAATAGCCCATGCTGTCAAAATGCGCCTTGCGGATTGCGGCCCAGGCGTTCGCCTCGGCGCGGTCTAGTTCGGTTTTCTTTTCGCCCTTGTAGGAGCTGTCAAGCTGGGCCTTGTAGCGGGCAACGCCGGCGGCGGAAGCGATTTCACTGAGGGATTGGTTTTTCATGGGATGGATTTATTTTGGGTTTCCTGTTCGCTCACACCCTACAACCAATCTCCTTGCACAGTAAAACACAAAGAGGCACAAAGCCTAAACTTTATTTTCGGGCTAAAAGCGGATTCTTGCGGTGTTGGCACAGTGTATGTACACTAGGCGGCTGTGATACTATGACGGGCAATGCCAAGACCTGACGGCTCACTCTATCACTTTGAACGTGACAAGCCGGACAAGCCCCAGCGGGTAAAGGTTGTCACTCTAAAGCCTAAGATTGTAAAAGTCCGGCCGATCATTGAAAAGCCGGATCTGCGGGTAAAAATCCAGCCGACTAAGGAGTACGTTGCTAAGGTGAGTGAAGCCATTGCTCATGGGGCTGGCATTGAATCCGCCCTGGTTGCTAATGGTATGTCGCGGAGCCATGCTGAAAAATGGCTAAAACAGCATACTCATGCCCGCTTGGCATTTGAGGAGGCAGAGGCAAAATGGGAATGCGGCATGGCGGCGCTGATCCACGGTAAAGCCTCTGCTGACTACAAGGCGGCCGCCTGGCTGCTGGAGCGTAGAACGGCCGCCCGCTGGGCCGCAGTCAGCAAGACAGAGCTAACGGGCAAGAACGGCGGGGCCATGCAGGTGCATAGTCTGTCATCCCAGCTACTTGCCAGTGTCGGCGGCGATCTGAAGCAGGCGGTCCCTGTCTAGCATAGGTGACTATGAATCACCGTGTTTCCCTTGTAAGTATCTGTCGCGCAATGGCTGGCCTTGGCGTGGTGCAGGGCGTGGTGCATGGGCTGGCCGATCCTGGCCCCGGCCCGGCCGACCACCCGGGGGCCACGACCCCCCGAGGGGGGGTGGACATGCGCGTGCCCCTTTTAAAATTTGCGCCACATATTTTAAAAGCCCTTTTACAATTACCACCCCCCTGCAACCAGTCCATCCCTGCCCGTCCGTGGCCCGTCAGCAACTTTTTCTTGCAAGTAGCTACTGTATAGGCACTCTGCTGTCACTATGAATCTCATTCCGCAAGAATACACGAAGCACGGGTTCACATTTAAGCTGCTGGTCCGCAAGGGCAAGGCCGCGATCTACGAGCAATGGAAGGCCGGGCGGCTCTGGGCGTATGAGGTGGTGAAGGTCCGGGAGCGGTCGGCCCGTGAGGCCATGGGTGTCACCTTCCCGGCATCCGAATACCTGCCGTCCGATGCTGAATGGGGCACTTCCGGCAAGTCCTACAGCGTATCAGGGACCACGTGTGTAGCCGCCAGGAAGGCCGCAGAGGCCCAAATGGGTGTCTGGGTAGCCCCGGCCCGTCGCTGACCCCGCCATGACCCTCGACATCAGCCGCGCCCCTGCCTCCGTCCGTGCCGGCCTGCCCAAGCGGACCCGGATTCCCAAGAAGCCGGCCGACCCGAAGGCCCCAAAGCCGCTGTCGATTGAGGAGAAGCGGCTGCTGCCCCAGTACTTCTCTGAGCTGTTCCTGAACCGACCCCAGTACAAGTGGTGTTTCAACGTCCTGGAGGCATTGGCGCCCCATGGCAGCCGGGTGGCACTCCGGGCCAGCAACGGATCGGGCAAGACCAGTGAAGTAGTCGTGGTAGCCGTGCTCTGGCACATGATACGATTCCCCGGATCTCAGACGGTTTTAACAGCGGGAGTGTACCGCCAGCTCGCGGAAGTGCTCTGGCCGGTCTTGCGGAACCGGATTAACGGAATGGGGCCGGAAATCGCCCAGTTCTTTGAGGTCACGGAGAACCGAATCATCTACCGCTCGCCCAGCCTACCCGGGGAAGGCCCCCGCGAGCCATCGCTTTGTAATGCGTTCTCGGCGGAAAAGCCGGAATCGGCTGAAGGTTGGCACGCACGCGGTCCCAGCCAGAACCTGCTTTACATTATCGACGAAGCCAAGGCGGTTAGTGACCCGATTTTCGGTTCGGCTGAACGCTGTCAACCCACCCGTCAGCTGGTCGTGTCATCCCCTGGTGGCCGGGCTGGTCGTTTCTTTGAAATATTCAACAAGCCGGACCCGCGCTACAAGCAATTCAAGGTAAGCGCCTATGACTGCCCGCACCTTGAGAAAAAGTGGATAGACGAGCAGATCACGGCCTACGGCATCAACAGCCCGATCATCCAGAGCATGATCTTTGCGGAGTTTGGCGACGAGGAAGGGGCAAATCTAATCGTCCCGCCCATCGTTCTCCAGCGGGCCTTGGCCAGTCCGCCAGCAAAGCAGGGGTCATATGTTCGGGCCGGCGTCGATTTTGCCGCTGGAGGCGATGAATCGGTCGCCTATGTCCTGAACGGCAATTCCGTGAAGGATGTCTTTAGGAACCGGGAGAAAGATACGTCCGCCACCATCGGTTTGCTCATCACTTTTTTCAAGAAGAACAACCTGGAGCCGCACCAGATTTACGCTGATGCCGGCGGGATAGGAATTCCATTATGCGATGCCCTGCGTGAAGCCGGTTGGCCGGTGAATCGGGTCAATAACGGCGACAAGCCCAACGACCCGGACAAGTTTGCCAATCTTGGAACCGAAAACTGGGTGCGGTTCGCAAGACTGCTAGAGACGGGCAAGTTCATCCTGCCAGCCGACGATGAGGTTCTTCACCGCCAGCTGACCACCCGCCACCTAGAGCACAACGCTAAGGGCAAGCTCATGGCGGAACCGAAGGACCGTATGAAAAAAAGAGGCCTAGACTCTCCCGACAGGGCGGACGCCCTCATTCTGGCCGCCTGTGGTGGTGGTATGAGCGCCGAGGAGTATGTCGTTAAGCACGGGCGCTCCGTAACCTTTGGGGATATCGAAGACATGATCGACGACCCAGGCCGCGCTGGAGCCTGGGCTGGATAGCTCATCAACCGCATCGCTTGTGATCTTGTCTCGCTTTGCGATGTTATCGTCACCCCAAAGCGGCCTTAGGTTGCTGTAGTGAAAGCACAGTCGCTGTTGATCCGGGTCAAGCATGTCAAAGGCCGCGCATGGGATGATGTGATCTATGTGCCAGCCGTCCGCTCCATAGTTCTCCCATGACATCCCGGACTCAAACCGGGACTCAATATGCCTCATTAGGGCGGCAACGTCACATCCTATGAGCGGGAAGGTGCTGTCTGTCTTTTTGGCAAGCGACCTCCTGACCACATTAGAAACCCTGGCCTTCAGATTGCATGTCACCCGGAATGAGTGGTCCGATCCATGCCTCTTGTGGTATCGGTTTCGCCTGTATGCCTTGATTTTCTCCCTGTTTTCCGACTTGTATTGTTTTGCCCTGATGTTCTCCGGGCAATGCGGTCCAATAAAAAGCGGGCTACAGGGATATGCCGATACAGTGGCGACCGGCCTTTTGGAGTTCCACAGAGCCTTTCTTTCGTGGAAAGGAAGCCTTGGCCCTATGAAAAGATGGTGATTGGGCTTCAGGGAGCACGTTACTTTAGCCATAAACAAAACCCCCGCGCCGCTTGTGAGCTAGAAGTGACCTGATAACTGAGGCCGTTCTCACATGCGGGCGGGGAAATGGTGTTAGTTACCATGGCAATACGGCTTCTAGACCGTGCCCCTATGGTAGCAGACGGGGCAAACCCGTTACTGGCTAGCCGCGTGTGCTACTATAGGCTCACCGATGCTGACTGAGTTTCGCAATCAACTGCTGCGCTTTTTGGCCACTGACAAGCGGGCGTTGTTCAATGCGGGGGCGATCCAGGGCGAGGCGGTGTCAACCACCAAGCCGGCGGATGGCGAGGTGTTGGCATGGTCGGATGCCGAGAACAAGTATGTCCCGGCTGCAGCTGGTGGTGGCGGTGGTGCCCCGACCACGGCGGATTACGTGGTCAAGACGGCCAATGCGGGCCTGTCCGCCGAGCGTGTTTTGACGGACAGTGCCAGTGTCACTTGGAGTTGGGCCACCCCGGGTCAGGTGAGTGCCACGGCGGTATCCAGCTGGACCGAGGCGGAAGTGGATTTTGGCAGCACGCCCAAGTATGACGCCACCTTCACGGTCACGGATGCTGCGGTATCCGGGACGAGCAAGGTCACAGTGATCCCGTGTGGCAAGGCGGCTACCGGCCGGACAGCGGATGACTGGCAATGGGATGGCATCGTATTCGCGGCCAATCCGGCAGCTGGTTCCTTTACTCTTTACGCAACCGCGCAACCCGGCCCGGTGGTCGGCAAGCGCAAGATCCAATACCAGGTAGCTGCTTAACACCCCATGGCCGTCATCGACACAGGTTCATCCACTTCCGGCAAGGTTAACGTCACCTCGACGTATGACTTGCAGGTTCGCACCCCGACCACCCAGGCCAGCGCCGGGTTTGTCCAGATCAGCTCCGAGAATGACGATGGCACGGTCATTGGCAGCCGGCTGGTGTCGTCCCCAGAAACCAGCGATGACTTCCGGCTCCGGGTGGGCATGGACCAGTCCCTGTTCAACCTGTCCTTTGAGGGCACGAACATTGCCCGTGACCGCATCCAACAGAATGACTCAAGCTCTACCTGTGCCCAGGCGAGCGGTGTGCTCACTCTGAACAGCGGCAACAACCTGACAACGGGCCAGGGCACGAATATCCGCACCTACCGGACGTTCCCCTTGTTTGGCGCCTACCCGCTTTATGTGGAGTTCTGGGCGAGCGAGTCCAACCCCACGGCTACCTTTGCCCTGACGGAGTTCGGTATTGGCCAGTGTTCCGGTGTCACCGCCCAGCTGACTGATGGCGTGTATTTCCGCCGTTTGGCTGGTGGCCAGCTGCGTCTGGTCGTGACCTACAATAGCACGGACATCAGCACGGCTGACATCACCACGACGAACATCCCTGACCGGGACGGTTCCGGCGTGTATGATGCGACCCAGATGAACCACTACGTCCTGGTGGTTCACAATGATGTCTGCCGGGCGTGGATCAACGACACCCTCGTTGCCAGCATTGACTGCAATAGCACGATCCCGGCCCCGGTTTCGGCCTCGGCGCAACCCCTCTTTGCCCGCCAGTACAACAGTGGCACGGCTGGCACGGCTCGCAAGCTGAACATCGGCTTTGTCAACGTCTCGATGGGCGACCAGGCGAACAACAAGCTGTTTTCTCATGCCCTGTGCGGCATGGGTGGCGGCGCCTACCAGATCCAGCCCGGCACGGCTTCCGGTCCCACCGTGACCCGTGGTGCGGCCCTGACCGGCTGGCCCACATCGGCCACGGCCCAGACCGCCGGCACCTATACCGCCACATCCGCCCCGGCCACCAACAGCCTTGGCGGCTACTTCGTCACGGCGGCGGTGTCCACCCTGACGGACAATGCGGACTACCCCATCTTCTCCTACCTGAACCCGGCCGGCACCTCCACCCTGCCCGGACGCACCCTTTACATCACCGGATTCCGCCTGAGTGAACTGGTGGTGTTCGCAGCTGCCAGCACCAATACCAGCCTGATGCGCTTTGCGGTGGGTATTGGCTCGACCAGCAGCGCCACCACGGCTACGGAAGGTGCGGCCATCGTGGCGGCCCGCCTGATCCCGTTCGGGCAAGTGTTCTGGACTGCAGCCCAGGCCGTTGGCGACACCAAGGGCGGCTGGACACTGGACTTCAGCCATGCCCCGCTGGTCTGTTATCCCGGCCACTACGTCCAGCTTATCATGCGCCATACCGGCACCGTGACCACCAACACCCTGCAGGTGACTGGTGCAGCCGCTTTCCTCGGCTATCACGAATAAAACCCGTGTCACTACTCTGCTTGCTACCTATGCTACTATGCAAGGAGAACGAGTCTCAGTATCGTCGGTTTAACCCCATCATCTGTCCGTATCCATGAGCGATTATCTCCGTAACTTCCAGACCAGGGAAATTGACCAGCAGCTGACCACCGATACGGGCATCTACGCCTCCGGTGATGTGCTGGTGGCGACCGTGGCGGTGCCGCTGGTCGGTGCCACGATTGGCGATATGCCCCGGGTCAAGATCGAGCAGATCACGATTATCGACAAGGACGCCCTCAGCGGTGCCTTCGACATCGTGATCCTGGACGACAACAAGAGCCTTGGCACCATCAATGCGGCGGTGTCCATCAGTGACGCGGACAGCCTGAGTGTGGTCAAGACGGTCAGTGTTACCTCCAGCAACTACACGACCCTGACCAGCGGTGGCCAGGCGGTGGCCAACATTGACCTGGCGGCTCCGATCTACGTCCAGCCCCCGGCCGGGGCGAACAGCTTCTACATCGGGCTCATCAGCCGCGATACCAAGACCTACACCGCCAGCGCCCTGTACCTGCGCCTGGCCGTCCAGTTCATTGATCGTTCGGTCTAAGGAGCGCCATGCCGCTACCCTGGCAGACGCCGTATAGCGCGAGCATCAGCAATCCGCGCAGCTTGCCCAAGTTCGAGGCGTGGTATGACATGAAGGATGCTGGTGCGCGGATCACCGCCACTGGCGTCCAGCTGCTGGCGGACAAGTCGGGGAACAGCGGGGTGAACGTGCTGGCGCTGAATGGGGTGGCGGGGAATTATGCTAGCGCTCCTGATGCGGCCCCATTGGACATTACCGGGCCGATTGATATGGTGGCGAGGGCGGCTGCGGTGGACTGGACGAGTGGGGCGGTGCAGGTGATTATGAGCAAGGCCCATGTCGCCGGTAACTACTCATACCAGATGGACATTGGGACCACTGGGACCATCCGTTTCGTTTACTCCCCAGACGGAACCACTCTTAGAATTGCCACCAGTTCCTCCGTTGCTCCCTTCACCGACCTGGCGGCCTATTGGATGCGGGCGACCTATAATTCAGCCACGGGAGACGTTAATTTCTACTACGCTGCTGACCAGTCTGCGGTTCCGACTTCGTGGACGCAGCTCGGCACGACGCAAGTTCTCACGGCGGGGACTATTTTCAGCGGAAACAACATCCTAGAAATCGGCACGGCGGCGGGTGGCACGGCAAACCGCTTTACCGGCCTAATCTACCGTGCCCAAATCTACAACGGCATCGCCGGCACCTTAGCCTTCGACGCCAACTTCGCCACCGCCGCCAAGCTGGCCACCTCCTTCACGGAGAGCAGCAGCAACGCTGCCACCGTGACCATCAACACCACCGGCGACTTGGGAGCCCGCATCTGTGGAGCCCGTGACTTGGTGCAGATGACGGGAACCAAGCAGCCCACCATTAGCGGGGGCGGGGCGCTGTTCGATGGGACTGACGACTACATGAAGGCGGCGGCGTTCTCCCTCGCCCAGCCTACCACCGTTTACTTTGTGGGGCAGCAGGTGACGTGGACGATTAATGACCGCTTTTTTGATGGCGGGGATAACAACACGATGTTGCTTTATCAGGCGACCACGACTCCCAACATTCGCCCATATTCAACGGGTGGCGATGTGGCTACTAATGTCGGGACTTGGGCACTTGGCACCAACGCCATTGTCACAAACATTTATAGCACGACGCTTGGGGCAACCCGCATTAATCGCGCAACCGCGCAAGCACAGACCCTAAGTTCCTCCACCCCTAATGGTTTTACTCTTGGCGCTTCAGTAACGGGAAGCGCCCCCTCCAACATGAACGTCCTCGGCGTCCTCATATATAGCGCGGCGCACGACACCGCCACGCAGAACCGGGTCATTAAATATCTCAGCCAGTATTACGGCATCGCCGTTTGAACATGACCGACGAAAATACATCTGAATCGCCACGCGAGGAACTTCATTCAAGCATCCTTGCGGACATTAAGGCGCGCAGTGAGTGGGAGCTGCGTCAGGTCGAATTTTTTAAGATGAGGCACTCTGGCATCCGCCGGAAGAACAAGCCCTGGAACAATGCGGCCGACCTCCATTTTCCGCTGATCGACACGAACATTGAGAAGCTGAAGCCGCTGTTCTTCACCCAGATTGTGGGCATGGATGTGGTGGCTACCTTCGTGCCGATGCGCTCCCAGCTGGCGGCGGCCACGACCACGGCGGAACAGTGGTTCGACTACAAGATCCGTGAGCGCACCAATCTCCAGCAGGAATCACTGGCCTGGATCGACTACGCGCTGATGAGCGGCCGTGGCGTGATGAAGGTGACATGGAACGCCATGAAGAAGCAGGTGGAGTATGCGGCGATTGACCCGCTCTACATCATCGTGCCGCCCCACACCAAGGAATTGCAGGACACTGACCGCATCGTGCATGTGATGCCGATGAGCAAGGCGGCCTACAAGCGGGCCGGGCTCTACGACACCAGCGAGGCCACGATGAAGAAGCTGCTGGGCAATGGGGATGACAAGGACATGCCGGGTGCCACGCAGGATGCGAGTGCCCGCCGGGTCCGTGAGGGCATCACCCACGACAGCAAGCAGGACAAGATCATCGTCTGGGAGGTTTACGAGCGCCAGGAAGACAGCAGCTGGCTGGTCCGCACCTACAGCCCGGCCGACCCGGAAACTGACCTGCGCGACCCGATGCTGCTGCCCTACGATCATGGCATGGTCCCGTTCGTGGACTTTGCCTATGAGATCAAGGACAAGGGCTGGTACAGCCCCCGTGGCATCGCGGAAATCCTGTCCCCCTTTGAGGCCAGCTTGTGCCATTCGTGGAATCAGAAGCATGATGCCATGCAGCTGTTCAACAAGCCGGTCTTCCGCAGCGAGCGGGATGTGCCCAACAGCATGAATCTCCGCATGGGTCCGGGCCAGATCCTGCCCCCGGGCCTGATCCCCGTGGCCATGCCCCAGCCGCCGCTGTCCTTTGACCAGGAAATGGTGGCCACCCGGTCCATTGCTGAACAGCGTGTGGCCAATCCTGACTACGGCATGGGCCAGGTCATCAACACGAGCAACCGGCGCACCGCCACTGAGATTGAGGCCGTTGGCGCCCAGTCCCAGCAGGCCGGCGATCTGCGTGCCCGCCTGTTCCGCATGAATCTGGCGCAGCTCTACAAGATGTCCTGGGGCCTGCTCCTCCAGTTCGACAAGGATGACCTGATTTACCGCTTCCAGGAGTCGTCCCTGCAGATGGACCCGCAGGCCCTGCATGACCAGTACCACATCGAGCCCAAGGGCGGCGTGAACGAGGTCAACAAGCAGTTCCTGCTGCAAAAGGCGGTCCAGCGTAAGCAGATTTTCGCCAACAGCCCGTGGATCAACCAGCCGGAACTGGACAAGACCATCCTGGAGCTGGATGACCCGTCGCTTATCAAGCGGGTGTTCCAAGACCCCAACCAGAAGGGTCAGGATGAGGGTGCTGACGAGATGAAGACCATCCCGGCGCTGCTCATTGGTGCCCCGGTCCCGGTCAAGCAGGGCGACGACTACCAGGCCCGCATTGGCGTCCTGATGCAGTTCCTCCAGAACGCCAAGCAGACCGGCCAGCCACTCCCGCCCGCTGGTGTCCAGCAGATCGTGGCCCGCCTTGACAGCCTGCTCAAGGGCCTTGCCACGCAGGACAACAACGGGGCCAAGCAACTCAGCAAGGACGTTGGCCAGTTCCTGCAGGCCAGCGGTTTCATGCCGGCCCCGGCACAGTCCATCCCCAATCAACCCCAACAGCTACAGAACTCAGGAGTCAATTAACATGGCCATCACCACCGATCCCAGCGGCAACACGATCTACACCATTTTGAACAACCAGCAGTCGTCGGCTGCCATCACGGACGCGCAGACGACCCTGCTTACGGCGACCCCGTCCCTGCCGTTGCCGGTCAAGTCCTACACTGTGGCGACCCTGCCGACTGGCCTGACCTCGGCCTACGCCATTGCCTTTGTCACTGATGCCAATGCGACCACCCGCCTGTCCACCCCGGCCGGTGGCGGTTCCAACAAGCTGCTGGTGTTCACATCGAACAACGGCACGGCCTGGACGATCCTCTGAGTAAACCCGTGCATAGCCTTTACCGTCACATCAAGTCCGCCCTCGCCTACGCCACCCGCTTCCCGTGGGTGAATGAGCCTGAGTGGACTGCGGCTGACGCCAAGTATCTGGCCACCTTCCTGTCCACGCCTACGGGTGCGCGGCTGAAGGCCCTCTACGTCAATGCGGTGCTGCGGCAGCAGGCGAGTGCCCTGCAGGCCGACCACGGCAAGCTGGTGTATGAGGCGGGCTTTAGTGCCGGCCAGAAGGGGTTCGTGGCCTTCACGGAGGGGCTGGCGGACTACCAACGAATTTCGGAGCAGGGGGAACAGGATACCGACCCAGCTACGATCCAACCGGAATCCTAACATACGGGTGCGGGTTGTTGCGACCCACACACGAGCCATAGCAACAAAAACATGACCGACACAGAACCCACAGAAGATTCAGTCTTGGCCCTAGCCGCCGATTTCGACGCCGGCAAGGACATCGACACCCCGGTACAGAAACCTGTCCCGGAGAACAAGCAGGCTGCCGAGCCTGTTGAGAAGTCCGTTGAAGTTGAGGCAAAGAAAGAGACTGAGGAAGCGAAGGGGGAAAAGCCGGAAGTCAACAGCAAGGAAAGCGAAGCCAAGGCCACTGAGAGCCCCGAAGCCAAGGAGCAATCGAAGTGGGCACAGAACAAGGAGCGTAAGGAGAAGACCTGGCAGGAGATCAATGCCGAGAAGGAGGCCCTCAAGGCCGAGAAGGAGGCGATTGCCAGGGAGAAGGCTGAAATCCAGAAAGCCAAGGCGGCCACCAGTGATGTCTATAGGGACAAGCACGGCGCCACCAAACAGGACTATCTGGAGGTTGCGAAACAGTTACGCGCCAAGGGTGAAACCGCCCAGGCCGACGCTGCTGAGAAACTGGCCGCCGATCTGGCGACAGAGGAACAGCAGTTCAAGCAACAGAAGGCCATGGAGGAGCGTCAGGCCGCGTGGAAGAAAGACTACGAGGAACTGACCGCCAAGAAGCCCGAGCTGAAGGACCAGAACAGCGAACTGCACAAACGGACCATCAAGGTCATCGAGCATTTCCCGCTACTGGCCCAGAACGAGGGTGGACTGAAATACGCCGTTCGTGCCGCCGAGATTGAACTGCAGGCGGAGGAGTTTGAGGGGACCAAGGCCGAGTTCGCCAAGCTGAAGACCGAATACGAAAAGCTCATCAAAAAAACCCAGATTGGTTCCGGTGTGCCTACTTCTTCCCCGAAGGAAAACAAGTCCTTCGATCAGATGACTCTGAAAGAACAGGAGAAGTATCTTGAGCAGGCGGCGTACGAACACGACCGCGCTACCGGACTCGTCTGAACTAACTACCTACTACTATGGCTGGTGTAACAACCTCCTCGACCCTCTCGGGTCAATTCCGGGCGCTGTTCTCGAAACAGCTCCTCCAGAACATCGAGCAGATCCGCAAGCTCGACCAGTTCGCTACCAAGGCCGTCGTTCCCAAGAACGCTGGTGCCAAGTCCATCACCATGTTCCGTTGGGGCAATCCTGCCATCACGGACGTTCAGGCTCTCTCTGAGGGCACGATCCCGGCTTCTTCGACTTCTGCCCAGCTCTCGCTGTCCAGCATCACGAAGTCCCTGGCTCAGTACGGTCAGCGTTACACGATGACCGACATTATGAAGGCCACCGAGCTTTTCAGCTCGACCAAGGAGGCCGTCAAGCGTGCCGGTCAGGATCTCGGTCTGTGGTCTGACTGCGTGATCCGCAACGTTCTCGCTGGTTCCAACCTCACTGCCAGCAACGGCAGCATCGGTTCGGCCACTGAGGGCGGCGGTTCCCTGGACAACAGCGACACCATCATCGAAGTCTATGGTCAGCCGGCTGGCACCACTCAGTCCTACACGGGCCTGAACAGCGCCACCACGACCTCGGTTCTCGATGCGGCCTCGCTGCTCGACCTCAGCACCAAGCTCAAGCGCAACATCGCCCCTGAGTTTGATGACGGCGGCTACGTCTATGTGACCGATCCCCGCGTGTCCCGCGACCTGAAGCGTGATACGGACTGGCTCGATGCCTCCAAGTACAGCAACGTGAAGGCCCTGTATCGCGGCGAAGTCGGCTCTCTCTACGGCGTCCGCGTCGTTGAGCAGACCAATTCGTTCGTGTCGCTGGGTTCGGCTACGGCTGGTGATCGCAACATCTACGCCGTTTCCGGCGGTGGTGGCACGGGCACCGGCAAGGACGTTATCTCGTCCTTCATGCTGGCCAAGGATGCCGTTGGTATCCCGCAGCTGGCTGGCGACAATCCGTTCGCCCCGATGGTGGAAGTCCTCGACAAGGCGGACAAGTCCGACGCCTTCAATCAGAACATCGTGGTTGCCGCGAAGATCTACTTCACGGCCCTTCGTCTCAATCCGAATTTCTACATTCGGCATATGAACAAGACCGCGCACACCCTCTAATAGGGTTGGTTCTTCTGGCCCCTGCCTAGCGGTGGGGGCCACTTACAACCAATTCAACTATGAAAATCACAATCCCGGTTAAGTCGATGGAATCCGATGGCGAAGACGGCAAGCCCGTCATGCCTGGCGTGGGCGAGGAGATCATGCTGCCCGATGTCATGGCGGTCGTTGACTCCATTGATGGCGACAAGATCAATGTCACGGTCAAGTCCGTGGGCGGCTGCGAGTGCGGCGAGGAAGATGATTCCGAGAAGGAATCCGAGCCCACTGAGGAGTCCGTGATGAAGATGGCCAAGAAGATGGACGAGGAATGAGCAATACCGGCACATACGTCTATCGTGATGGAAGGATGGTCAAGGTCACGGAGAAGCCGCCCCTGCGCGGCACTCCTGATATGGCCGTCAAGAGCTTCCGCGACCAGGCCATGTATGGCTACCGCCGGGTAGAGGAGAAGGGCCAGCGGTTCCTGGGCAAGCGTTCCGGCATCGAGAAGGTCTGGAACCGTGCCGCCGGTTTACCCGTATAACCACTTTAACGACACCCCACCATGGCATCACTTACAGGCAATGCGGTCAGTTCAACCTATGTCAGTCTGCTCAAGACTACCGACAACGCCGCCATTACTGGCGCACTAAAGGTCATCACTGATGGCACTGGCAACGCCACTGCCCTGGAGCTTTCCAGTGCCGGCGTAAAGAGCGGCGGCACCTTCAGCGTGACCGGTGCTACCACGCTGGTCGGTGATGCAGCCTTTGGCAATGTCACGGCGCTGTCTGTCAGCAATACCGCCCTCAAGGTCAAGGACACCGATGCCAGCCACACGCTTGCCATTGTGCCCGGCTCCAACCTGACCAACAACCGCACCCTGACCATTGTGACGGGTGATGCTGACCGCAGCCTTTCAGTCA